GTTTGCTGGGACTTTGGCTTTACGCCTCCTGCTGCTCTGACATTGAGTCTTATTGCAGGTTTGGAGTCGTGGTTTGGCTGATTAGTAGTGGGGATTCTCTCCTCCCGAACGTCATCCCAATCGGCCTATAAACACAGAAATCCTCTGATGGATTATTCATCCTTCTCTGCCTGTTGCAGAGACTGAATAGCTCTACGAGCTAATTGATGTGCCACTGGGTGGTACATGGTGAGCAGGGTCTTCGTACCTGGATCACCCATCAACACAGCTCTTTTTGTGAGCCATGGTTTCCCATTATCATCTAATGGGTCACGGACCATTCGTGGTCCAGTTAGTGCAAACATGCACATTTTAGCATACCATTTTGGTAGGCCAAATCGGAAGAAAAATCTTCCCAATATCACTCTCGCGATATAATGGTCCACATGATCTGTGGCCTCCGACCAATCGGTCGACATGACATACTTTTCTTGTTTGTCATCAAATATGAACCCCGCCTTGGGGTTCGAACCACTCAACCTGCGGAAAAATTCCCAGGCCTGGTTGCTGGATTTTACTCCAGCCGCTGTTGGTGCATATGCGCCAAAGAATTCCAATGTCATGTGTGACAATGGGTGTAGTAGGATCGCATGATCCAACGATGATACCGTGATTACACGATACTTCCCCAGTTCTGGAACTGCGGTGACACGGACGTCCATCTTGCCGTCCTTGTATGGGCCCTCTTTCCACTTGTTGAGGGTCTGGTGAAACAACATTTCACCTATACCATCTGAATAGATGATATTCTTTCCGGTGTACTCACCGGTTTCAAGGTCTATCTCCTTGACGCCATCATTCATGGCGACCTGCAGCGCTCTACGCGCTGCTTCCAATTTTCCACCGTCAGCAACGGTGACATTCAGCTCAGCTGAATCCGAAAGTGAAATCTTTGATGATTTCATGCATCTTCTAAAGAAGATCTCAAGTTGTTCCTCTGGAACACCTTTCACGGCTTCATCGTAGAAGTCGTCGACAGCCTGCTGTAGTGCGGGCTTTAGTGACTCTGCGAGTTCACTGTTCGACGGTGTTGTCACCGTCGCCATCCACTTAGCGATGGCTAAGCGTTTCACTGCAGGTGGTGGCACACCCGCTGCCCTCGTTTGTGAGAGCATGGCCACTTTGGCCATATTCCACGGGGATTTGACATCCCCGACACTATTTAATAGTGGTATAAAGAAGGAGAACCTTCTTATGTCTGAAATGTTTTTCAGATCTCCTGAGGGTCTAAAACCCTCTTCCTTGATTCGCTGTCGAATCGATTTCAGCTCAGTATAAGCTGTCTTTTCTGCCTCAGGGCAGCAATAATCTGGAATCAGATTGGAGATCACACAGTGAGTGATCTGGTCATATGTGGACCATTTCCACATTTTCGGATGCTCAGGAAAACTGAGCATTAGTTGGATGAGCAATCCATCCGTAGTTGCGAGTATGTTTCGCAAACGATTGTAGCCTGCTTGTGTAGGCTTTAGTGTAAGAAGGAAAGAATCCTTCAGTTTCCGGTCATTCATACCGGTTTGACCTGCGACGAGTCGCAGTAAAGCACGGGCATTCCGTGACATTCCATTCTTTGCAGAACGGAGCCTCTTGTACCAGTAAGTACAAGCAGAAAGGACATTTTGAACTTGTCCTATTGTCTCAAGTTCCTCGAACTTGCAGTTTTTCTCTGCACCAGAGATTGAACAGGGTATATTGTCTACCCATAGATTGAAGGTGTTAAAGCACACCTCTATTTTCGGGAACTCAGGTTCCCTTCCTAAGAAGGACTCCTTCATCCAAGGAGTCATGCATTCCTCAAGGAAATGTAGTACGTCACGATGACGTTCATAATGCCCACAAGAGCAATAATTGAGAGACTTTCCAGTCTCTCTGCCCTTAGGAAACCTAAGGGAGGTACACGAAGGGAAACCCTTCGTGGATAATATGTAACGCTTGTTTACCCAAGCGTTGTAGTCCTCCATTTAAACTGTTGGAGGTCAGTAGAGTTACGAGACTCTTCTACGAAGTAAGGACGTAACGTCCGAATTGTAAGCACTCTTGTTTACAACAAACATCGCTTTTGCGAAAACGACGTAAAGTTGAAAGCC